AAACAAGTGCGCACGCGAACAGCGGCGCGGGGTTTGTAATTTGGTCGGAATTCTGAAAAAGCGAACGCCAGCGGAGTTAGCTTTCGCTGGACAGAGTGCCTTTAAGGGGCGTCGTCAAACTCCAGGCAGCCATGTTTTAGACTTGGCTGACTTAAAGAAGGCGATAGCTCTATGCGATACGTGTGCGAAGAAATTCAACCACCTTCGCCAAGGTTACATGTCCAAGCGAAATGTACCTCTTTGTGCTGGCCGCTGCGATGGATGCGACGGCTCGTTCCCTGCAATGCGCCTCCTTGTGCATCACTCCCTTGCAGATAACACCTAACGAGGTAAGCAGATGGAATATGCATACTCGATTGGTGGCGCAAACACTCCTCTAAAGATGAAGTTTCAGGTCAATGAGACTCTGAGCAATGCTGGAATCGTTGTTCTGGCTCCTGGTAGTGGTGATGCCGGGGTTCAAATCTCAACGACAACTTCGTTTGCGAACGCTGTCGGTGTGACGCTCGATACGGCGACATACGTTACGGCGCAGCAGACGGATGGGACTTCAGCCGAACGCCAAGTCAGCGTCATTGTGACGCCAGATGCAGTGTTCCGAATCAAGATGAGTGGTGGTGCTACTTGGACGAAGGCGTGATCTGGGGTTATGACGGCGCGAATGCTGGTCAGAAACGAAAGGTTACGTCGGTTAGTTCATCGGCGGCGACGGTCACAGTGGCTTTTGATAACGATACGATTGTTGGTGATAACTTCATCGATGCTCCGTATTGGTTCTTAGACGATACCTCCAAGGCTGTGCAGACAACGACAAATTTGTATCAAGCAAATGCGGCGATTGCTGTCGGTACTGGTGGTGCTGTCAAGATCATCGATTTGGAACTTCGTGATGCGTCTGATGATGGGAAAAACAAGTCATTTGTCTTGTTTGTCCTTGATGATCATGCATTACGTGAGACGACGTAGGAGAAGCGCAGATGGCAGTTCCTCACAGTTCAGGAGCCTTCGGCGATCTTCTTGACCCAAGGTTCCAAAAAATCTTCCACGAACAATTTACTCAGCTTGACGACATGCTGCCTGAATTGTTCACCTTTCCACCTGGCAACGGTCGAGACACGATGAAGTGGTCTGACGTTGGCGCTTTCCAAGACTGGTCACAATTCAGCGGATCAGTTTCATACCAAAGCGCAACACAAGGCTACGACACCACAGCGACTCACCTTGAGTTTGCTAGTGGCGTGCAGGTCGAGCGCAAACTTTTTGATGATGACCAATATCACATCATGGATCAGCGCCCGGCTGGCTTAGCGACTGCGGCTAATAGAACCCGTCAGACTCATGGTGCGCGCATTCTTAATAATGCGGCATCAGTTGACACCTTCTTCTATAACAACAGTGAGGCCGTTGCTCTCGTAAGCAACAGCCATACGACAAACTCTGGTGTTTCTACAGCTACGGGTTTCGACAACTTGGTAACGACGGCGCTTTCAGCCACGGCGCTCTCGGCGGCGCGTATTCAGATGGTTAATTTCCGTGACGATGCGGGTAATCGCATTGCCGTGGTGCCAGATGAAATCTACATCCCGAATGACCTTTTCGAGAAGGCGTTTGAGATTGTGTCGTCGATGGGCAAGGTGGACACAGCGAATAATAACCGCAATGTCCATGAAGGTGCGTATACGATCAAGGAATGGAATTACCTTTCCGATACGAACAACTGGTTCCTGTGTGACTCAGCCATGCGCAAGCAGATGGTGTTTTGGATTGAGCGGGTGCCGGTCGAGTTCGCATTTGCTGAGGACATCGACACCTTGATTGCCAAGTGGCGTGGGTACATGCGATATGCCAATGCTCAGATCAACTGGCGTTGGATTTTGGGTGGCATTGTCTCGTAGGAGGCAATTATCGGGCGGGCCTCGGCCCGCCCGATACACTAATGAGGAAATCAAAATGGCGAAGCGAACCGCCACAGTCGTTATAGAAGCGCCAGACAAGCATATTGATGCCGCAGTCAAAATGCTTGTTGATGTTATTGATCCTCTAAGTCTAGGTATTGCGGACACATCATTTACAATTGAGATAACGGGGCAGGGATCTTCAGATAAGAGCGCAAAGCCGCCGCGTAAAAGCAACACTCGCGGCGGTTCTGGAAAAGCCAAAAAGAAGGAATGAAATAATGGCGATCAAATATCCACCGCGTAAGCGGTCAGTACAGTCTGGGAAATCTTTCCCAGCACGCAATCGATCAGTGGAGCCTTCTTACAGTAAACGGAAATCTAATTCGTCTAGTAAAAAGAGGGGGAAGACCAGTGCCAAATACTGATTATTCTGACTTCAAATCGGATCGCAAGGGTCGTTATGGTTCACCACCTGACATTGCGGGGAATCGTGGTAGTAGGGCGACTGTAAATGAGAAGCCAGCATATCCATCAGCCCAAAATGTCGGTAAGACGGGGCCAGATAGATCGGCTGGCGTAAAACGAGTTAAGCAGCATCCAAAAGACATCGGACTGTAATCGGGTAAGCGGTGGTGCAATCCCTCCGGGCAGCCTTAGTAGAGTCTAAGAAGCCGCTAAGGATGTTCCTAAACCAATAAGGTGAAGATATGGGTTTGACTAATTTTCCAAATGGAATTACCAGCTTCGGTATACCGGTTCTCGGTAGCGCCGGGGGTCATGTAACGACCGGCAACGTGTTCTTCGTCAGTTCGACGACGAGCGGGTCCAGCGACGGTAACACCGGGGACTCGCCAACTGAGGCCCTAGCGACACTCGACGCCGCTATCGGTAAGACGACCGCCAACCAGGGCGACACGATCTATGTCATGCCGAACCATGCAGAGACAGTGACCGGTGCTAGCGGCATCACCTTTGATGTTGCGGGCGTCACCGTTATTGGCCTCGCCCGCTTCCTCATGGACGGTGCGACCACAGTTACGGCGGTTATCTCGGCAGCCGATGTCAGTTTGCAGAACCTTGAGTTCGCCGCAGGCCATGCCGATATCGTGACGTGCTTCGGTGTGACAGCGACCGGCGCATGGTTCGACAAGATCATGTTTACCGACAACACGGCAGCCGAGAACTGGCTGACGTGCGTCAAGGCGACCGGCACGACCAACAACGAGGCTGACGGCCTTAAGGTTACCAACTGCGAATGGTCGAGCGTCGATACGGCAGGGGTGGAGATGCTGGAAGTCAATGCTGACATTGCCGACATGGTGTTCGGCGCCAACTGGATTTGTCACGACGCAGCGGTCGGCGTTCAGGGTATTTTGCTGGCGACCGGCAAGGACATCCAGCGAGGTCGCGTGGTCGGCAACATGATCATCAGTGGCAGCACTGCCACCGCTGATATGCTGATCTTGACGGACACGACGGCCAACAGCGGCATCGTCGCCTTCAATCTCATCGGTCACCACGACACTGCTGGTGAAGTCCTCGTGGATGCTGACGGGATGCGACAGTTTGAGAACCGGGGTACGGCGACGGACACGGCCTCTGGCTACGTCTTGCCTGCCATCGACTCGTAACAGCGGAGAATAGAATGACCGATGCAAGTAATGCGGCCCAAGGCAAGGTAGCTGAAGGTCGGTTTGAATCGACGACGCAGTTAATGCGGCAGGACCAAATTGAAGGTCATGCTACTGAGGGCAGGCGGATCGCTGATATGCTCAACGATCCGCGTCCTCATGTCCAATCCCAAGTTCAGGATCGTGGACATGCGATCAGCAATCTTAAAAGAATTAACAAAGCTATTGAAGATCAAATGCCACGGGCTTATGCGCCCCATGAAATGGACATTGCGATCAAGCGGGAATCTGAGTTACGCAAAAATTGGCTTCAAGGAATGCCGACTAGTAGCGAGATGCGCCGTAATCCGGCTGGGGCAGTTGATAAACACCGGGCCTGGGAAGCACGATCCAAGCTCGATGTTCTTGAATGGAAAAATATTCGTCGAAGGCTTCTCGCTGGTGGGAATATCGATGCGCCTATGGACGCTAAAGATGTCTCAAACATTGAGATGTTTCGCCCCGTAGGCGGTGCCCAGGAGATGAATCTTCATAATGCCCAAATTGATGGCAGGAATTTTCATTATCCCGCGCAAGGTCCAGCTATCGGAAGGCCATTTAGTGATGATGAAATAAAGGTCTTGCACGAGTACAGCCCCGAAACGGTGCGACTTCTGTGCGTGGCAGATTCTGAAACTCGCGACCTTATCCACGAAACTGTTCAAGGTATTATTAACGACAAGGCGGCGTTGGTCGCTGCTGATCTTGAGGCGAAGGCAAAAAAGGGGAAATAAATGGCCCATCCGTGGATTTTTGAATCGACGTTCGGTCCTGGGACGAATGGAGAATGGGATTCCGAGACTGATACAGCGGCTCAGTTGGATTTCCCCCATTATTCTGTACTTGCTGGATTACCGTGGTCGGGAGCCCTGCCAAGAAGTGGGGCATATTGCGCACGTTGTTCTCTTACTGGTGGGACAGCGGATATGTACCTTGTCGAAGCCGACATAGATATCGCAGCCAATACAGCCCGATATGTGAAATTTGATATCCAAATAGGAAAAGATTTCATAGCCAGTGCTAATGACACGATAAATATTTTCGAGGCTTTGGCATCAAGCACTGTAGAAGCGACGTTTGGACTAAGAGTTGTCGCGGCAACAGATGCAGTGAATTTTGGGATCGGTGAGACAGCACCAACCGCTTTCGGTCCTGATATTCGTAAGGGCGTTTGGTACACAGTCGAACTTACCATCGATGTCGATGAAGACGGTGAGGATGATGGAACGATTGACATCATTGTTACGGCTGAAGATGAGCCGTACAACAGTGATGCATATATCGCCCAGGTAGACTCGCTCGATCAGGGAGCGGTAACTCAGGGACGTTTCGGATGTCAAGATCATCTAGCGACGACGAGAGGGACAATCCTTCTTGATAATTTTGTCATGGACGATGCACGCATGTATCCAACGCGGCGCTTCAAAACAGAGAGAACCTTTACAAAGACTGACCATGCATGGGTTGGCCCCGGCGTTCTCCATAGGGCATCTCTTGATACTGTGACATCCGGCAACATCATTCGTTTGTTTGATACGGACAATGCTGAGGTATTGGAGGAACTCGGCTACGTCATTGAAATAGACGCCGATACTGCCGCAGAGCAAGTCCAGAATTTTGGCAAGGATGGCATTCAGTTTCAGAGGGGCTGTTACGTCCAAATGACTGGAACAAATCCGATAGGGACAGTTAATTTCACGCCTCGCTATAACTCATCGGCACAAATCCGCCACTACGGACAAAATCGCAGACGCAATCTTTTATAGGAGGCCGCTGTGGGTACTACTACCCAATTAACCGATTTCAGTGACCTCTATACGGATCTACAAACCCGTGTTCGCGAAACTACGGGCGTTACTGCCACGCAAAATATCGCTAAACGGTATATCAACATTGCACTGCATGATATGCACATTGGCAATGGAGAAAAATTTCCGTGGGCGCATCGTGAAGATGTTCTGCGTACACAGGCTGTTTATGACACGGGCACTCTGACGGCGACAAAAGGAAGTACGACCATCACGGGGTCAGGAACGTCGTGGGATACGAACAACGATTTCAGTGTCAAAAATATGCGGACGACGGGGAAAATTCTCATCAATGGGAACCCTGAAATTTATTCCATCACGGCTGTTGGCGGGGATACTTCGGCAACAATTTCAGATGCATTCATCGATACGACGGTTAGTGGTGCGTCATACAAGTATTATGAGGATGAATATGCTTTGGCGTCGGATTTCTTGCGCCCGCTTGATCTTCAAGTATTTGACACGTCGCAGGAGATTGATCTCATTGGACGCCGCGAGTTCCGCCGTCGCTACCCAAGACCAGATAATTTTGGCAAGCCTGGGGTTGCGACAATCGTTGATCGGTCATTTGTTAGCAACACAACGCCAGTTCGTTACGTTAAATTATGGAAATTACCTGATGCAGTTTTCCTGATTCCATATGCCTATGTAACCAGTAGTTTTGCCGTAACATCTGGCGGTACGCAGCAGACGCAACTGTCATCTGACAGTGATGAGCCCATTGTGCCGCTTATCTACAGACATGCCATTGTTCTTCACGCGCTCTACCATTGGTATCGAGATCGTAAGAATGATAGGCGCAGCCAGGAAACCAAGGCTGAGTACGTTGATCTCCTTCTCCGAATTACTGGTGATGTTGAGGTCGGGGCAAGCCATCCGCAAATTCAACCACGAATCGGGCATTACGCTCGTAAGGCGCGCACGCCCTATTCCACGCGCGGGCGCCGTTACATTACTGGCGATGCTTTTGATCAATTGAGGCGATGAAGTGCCTAGTGAATTCATTCAGCATACGTTCGCGGGGGGCTGGGCGCGAGATCTCGGGCCAACGACGGACGTAGCGCCGGATCGCGATGCGTTCGTCGAGATACCCTTCTTGTGGATCGCCGACAATGTTCTCTATGAGCTTGATGGTGGGCCTCATACGGTGCCCGGCACATCAAAGATAAATTCGTCGGCGCTTCAATCGGGGGCTGCCATTCGCGGGTGCTTTGATTACTGGAGCATCGGCACGTCGGGCTCGCCCGCGCAGCACCGCATTGTCTACGTCGATACCACGGTGAAAAGTGATGACGCTAATGGCACCTTCACGGATCGTTTCACTGGGTTGGTTGCCAATGCCGTTCCGTCATTCTCGACGTTCGATGACATTCTCATTATTGCTTACGACTCGTCCGACACTCCTGACTCTTGGGATGGCTCGACGGCGCAAACTCTTGCCGGTTCCCCTCCTAATTTTTCATTCAGTGTTACGCATCAAAATCGTCAATGGGCTGCTGGGGTCGCTTCGACACCATCGCGGTTGTATTACTCAGCATCTGTGAACCCAGAGGATTGGTCTGGGGGTGGGTCAGGGAACATAGACATTGACCCGTCAGATGGAGATAGCATTACGGGTCTAATCAGTCATAAAAATGAACTATGGATATTCAAGGGGCCTCACAAAGGATCGATACATCGGATAACAGGTAGTGCCCCTACGGGTGACGATGCGTTCGCCCGCAAGACGTTCATCGAAGGCGTGGGTAGCGTTAACCATAACGGGATTTTCCGGTTCAAGGACGACATCGGTTTCGTATCGCCAGATGGTTCCATTCGCAGCCTATCAGTGACGAGCGAGTTTGGCGACTTGCGCGAGGCTGCCTTGTCCTGGCCCATTGACAGCTACCTTGCTGAGGAATTGAAGCACGACACCCTAAAAGAGTGCTGGGCTGTTAGTGACACGCACCGGGCCTACATCGCAGTGCCTGTGCAGGAAAGTGCGACTAACAACCAAGTCTTGGTTATGGATTACAGGTTTAATCCTGTTCGTTGGTCGGCCCTACCAGCGTTTGGCGCAGCGTTCGGCCCGACATCAATGATGTTCGGGTCGGACCCCGGCAACAATAATGACCACCGCATCTTCTTCGGCGGTGACGATGGGTTTCTGCGGCGCAGCGGCGTTACAGTGTTCAGCATTGACGGCTCGACGAATATTCCGTTCAAGATAGTCACGCCGTTTATGAATTATCGAAATGCCAAAAACTTTAAGACGATTGAGGACATTTCGCTGGGCATCAATCCCGCTAACGAGGACGACATCACTGTTGGCTACATCCGTGATGGCGAGGCCGAACAAACGGTGACTATCACACAGACCGGCGCTGCTGTGCTGGGCAGCTTCACGCTGGGCAGTTCTAAGCTGGGCGGCGGACGATTCGTTGACATTTTTAATAATACTACGGATGGCGAATTTCGAGCCATTCAATACCGGGTGCAGACCGGCACACTGAACGAGGAACTTGAACTTCATACCATTGGCTCGACGATTGTCAGTGGTGATTTTGCGACGGAGAACTAAATGGCATTATCACGGGTTAAGACATGGAGTTCTGGCGAGACGCTTACGGCGTCAGACCTGAATGCCGAGTTCAACAATATCCTGAACAACCCGGTGTCGTTGGTTTCTCCATTGACGGGGGCGCTCGATCTTAACGGTCAGGAACTGATCTTTGATGCGGATGCCGATACTTCAATCACGGTGTCCGACGACGACGTGT